GTTTCCCCTGAAAATATTCTCGGATAACCTGTCCCATCAGAATATAAAAGATGATCGTCAATGACTGCCCACGAAGCAGGAAGCATTGTGCCTGTGGTATTATAGACACTTGCTCCAAATGTAGTCCCTACTGTGGGTGGGTTATCTGTCGCCTGTAGAACATCTCCATCTGCCATTTGGGCATAGAACTTAATTTGGCTTTGCTTACCCTTTGAAAATCCGAAAAGAGACATGACTTTATTTGTACTGTCGGCAGTCGTGTTTAACTTGGCACATCCTTTTCTTTTGACGAATCCCGGTCTCAAAGGACGCATATTTACTATGCTTGAAAAGCCACCTAATGGAAGTTGGTATATCTCTCTGACAAGATCAATACCACCAATAAGAGGCTGGTAATCAAGTGCACCGATAAGCCTGCCGTCATTCAAGCGGCTATTAGCTCCTTTGACGGGAGTTAAAACAGGATCGGCTTTGTTGATGGTTCCACCTTTAATCATATCGTGTCTCCGAGCGTGCCGTGGGGAGATTGACTAAATTGTAGCGTGTTGTGTAGTTGAGTTCGCTTTGATAAATCTGTTTGTAAAAATCAGCGATAACCAACCTGCTTCTCTTGATGTAAGCCACATGACAGGCGTATAAAATTACTAAAGGTCTGAACGCCGGGTGGATTTCGGGGATTTGTGAATCAACGGTCAAGTCCGTGGGTGTGTCGTAGATATACCCGTTCAAGGTGTAAGTCGCATCCGGTAGAGGGTCTATGCCTATCTGTGCGTTTCCCTGCCACCAGTGTTTCGGAGCGCCGGAAGTGACTATATGCCCGTCTGCAACCGGAAGAATCTCAATCAGGGAAACGGGTGTGCTTGCGACATACTCCACGCTGTCCATATCGTATCCGGTATAACTTACTGTTCGTGTGCCGTTAGTCGTGCTTAAAGAATCTATGTTCTGGATACACCCGGCAAACTCGGATATTTCTCTTATCCCATCGTTTATAAAGTAATTCAGTTCAGCATCGGTAAATAGAACCGCTGAATCCTCAAAGAGCAAATCCCTTGTGCGTGTACGAAGTCCCTCTAGTGTGTAGGGATAGGTGTCTAAATTGAGGTTCGCTATTGTCCCCGTAAAGACAGTTGACCCCGCCCCGTCACCAACTGAACTTGCGCCCCAAAGGTATCGCCAGTCTTTCGACTCCGTGAGTGTCACTACTAAAGTGTCAACCAGTTCGCAATATTCCCTGTCGGTGTAAATGTAGCAGTATAAAGTCCCGTAAGTCCCTACTGCTTCATCCCTAACGATTCTCAAATAGTAATCCGTCGCCAAAGACAAAGCCGACGAAGTGTCCGTAGTGCTGGCGGTGTTATTCCTTTCCGTGAGGATTAAAGCGCCGTTTGTCCAGGCAAGTGCAATCAAGTCCGTGTTGGCGGTGATTAGCGTCCCGATGGGATTGGCAATCGAATCGCTCATGGCCCAAAGATAACAAGACTCTGTTCCCGTCCCGACCGTGACTTTGAAATTCAGGCTATGCTCGAAGTCGCCCGAAAAATAACTGGCCCCAAAGTCATACGTCAGTTTCATGGTTTCGTCGGTATCCAAAGCGGCGATGGTTAAAAGGTTCGCCGCAACCGTCAACCGTGAGGCTGTGTCAACTTCCGCATATCCGGTGTAGGTCTGTAAATTACTCATTCGCAACCGCCTCCGGTATGCTGGTTAAAAGCCTTGCGTCCTGTTTGGGGTACGTCCTTGTGAACTTCTTTAGCTGTATATCCTCGATGTATCTGTTGTAGGCATAGGCCGCTTGCTCTCTCCTGCCTTTCCTCATGTAGCATCTCGAAACGGCATACCAAATCAGGTCTTCGTGATAGGTAGAAGGGATAGAGGGTTCGTCTGTGTCGGAACTCATTTCCACTAAGGGATAGTCGGAAATCGTCGCATAGAGCGTGTAGGCAGAATCAGGGATAGGCTCAATAAGAACAAACCCGCCCCACTGTGTCCAGTATTGCGGTGTAGCTCCCGTAAGCGGAAGTCTGCCAAAGTGCTTCAATGTGATTTTGGGCAAGCCTATCCGCGTTCCCGAAACGGGAATATACTCAAGGTTCTTGACCTTATAACCGGAAAACGGAACCGACCTAGTGGAAGCCGTTGTGGTCAGGGAATCTATGTGTTCAAGACACCCCGTCTTGGCCGCAATATCTCTTTCAGCGTCGTTTATAAACCTGTTTAAAACGGTGCTGGTAAAGATAGAGGAAGTCGAAGCCTCGTTGGTTATCGTCAGAACCCGCGTTCTTAAATCTGAAAGGTCTGGATAGGCCATTCACGCTCCTACTGCGTTAATCCTTGTATGGGCTTAATCCTTGCTTCATTCTTGACTTGGCGTGTTCAACAGCTTTGCCAATCATCTCTGGCGTTGCCTTGCCACCACCAAGTAAAAAGGTCACTTCGTCTTTGGATAACGTCGGAACCAATAGGGGTATCTCTGTTTCTTTTCCGTCGAATGATACTCCAATGGAAAGTTCCGTTGATACCTTGCCGTCAGGACGTTTTAATTCCCCAAGCCAGCCCGTTCCTTTGGGTGTTCCATTATTCCTCAATCCATATTTGGAATTGAACAATGTGCCTCTTATTTGATTGGCTAACTCTGCTTGTTCGGGTGTTACGCTTCCAGCACTAGGGTCGCCTGATACAATTCTTCCAACAAGTGTTGCCTTAATATCGTTTTCGTCTTTACTGTAATCCCCAAACGATTTCTTTTGATTGTCGGTTAAATTAAAGTTCAGCGGTGTCTTGCTATTGCGTAGGTATAATCTAGTTAGCTCATTTACCTTAACAGCCTCTTTCTCGTTTGGTTTCAGCGGAGAATACGGGTTCATTATTATTTTGTTATCTTCTGCCGCCATTCCACCGACATGGGGATTTGACTTGAAATAGGTATCTTCGCCCGGATATAATTTATCCCGCATTAAATAATCAGGGACGGCCCTTGTTTGTCTGGCGTTGAGATTGCTAGATAATTCCTCAACCATTTCAGGGTCAATATCCATTCCAACTCCTAGATGTTATCCCAATCAACCGCTTGTGGAAATTCAACCGGCGCTCTCCTGTCATATCGGTTCGCAATCAAATCAACATTCTCAATGACCATCTTACTTAAAAGGCTTTCCGCTGGCATACCCTCTGTCTTGGCTCCTCGGAAATACTTAACGGCGTATTCGGCAATCAGGTCGTCAAATAGCTCGTTAAACGGCAAAGTCGCTGTCGTGGTGGTGATAGAGGTCGGTCTTTGGAAGTAATCCGCCTTAATCGTGTAATCCGTAGAAGTATGAGGCGTTACATAGAACTTCGTGCCTCTGATTTTGTAATGCCGTGGTTCCCCAGAAGATGGATAGGCAATCTCAACATCCACAGAAGGTAGGGGGGTTAAGGTATAATCTTTCCCGTCAATATAGGGTTTCCCCTTCAATCCCCAAAAGTCGGTGGGTAAATACCCAAAGGAAGCGTCAGATGTAATTGTAACATCAGACCCAGCTAAAGCCGCCGTAACTGCATCGGTAGCAGATAGGGTCAAAGTCCCTGCTACTGCCGTTGCAATCTTGAACGGGCCTGCATTACCGGAAGCGTCCGTGGTGATAGGCATATCCGCCACAAAACCCTCTGTAACGAAAGCACTGTCGGAATCGGTTATCGTGTCCGGCCCGGTATCCGCAAAGGCAATCGTGTCGGAAGTGTATTCGACTTCCGCAAAGACTTTCACTTCCATTTGGCCGGTGATTAAATCAGACTCCAAAACATACAATCTTTTGGCGATAGTCCTGACGGCCTGATCCACAACATGAACCAGGTCGTCAATGGTCACCTGTATGTCAGGCCTGTATTGGATATAACTGTAAATATCTGCTACAGTGGACATTTAAGCCCCCAAGAAGATAACTCGAATTGAAGTCAGGTCGGACAAATCCTCGCCGTCTTTCACTTCCAGGGGAACGGTCTCGATTTCATCAGGTCTTCCCCATACATACATGGCCGTTCCAGTGGTAATGGACTCGCCTGTGATTCTGGTTCCCTGATAAATGAGGTCAAGTTTCGCCTCGCCCGTCCCCGCTGTTCCGCCCAAGGAAATGAACTCTTCTGTTACGGCTGTGTTTTCTGGAAGCTGTCCACTGTATCCCCAAATCAGAATAGGATAAGTCGGTGTGCAGACATTGGATGAAGCAGACATAGACTCTTCCGCGACAAATCGGTTATACAGGAATCCAGAGGTAGGCTTTTTGATGTAAGTCACCACACAGGAAGTCACAACATCCGCAGCCGCAAAGGTGATTACTCCGGTCGTTGGGACAATCTTACATTCCGTGGTCGCGGGAGTGTCGTCTTTATCCAACATCAAACAAACATTGGTAGAGGTCGTTCCGGTGGCGTTGATAGACTGAATAGCGATAGGCACGTTATCAAGCGTGGCTGCATTGGTTGTCGTGGTTTGAGACTCTTCCTGAACTAAGTTATCCCAAACGTCTTTCCATGCCTGTGTGATATAGGTCACATAAACCGTATCGCAGAGGTCATAGATATAAACATCGTCAATACTCATGGCGCTTGTGCCGGACGGAGTAAATGCAAGTCCGCCAACCGTTGTTGCGGTGATGTCCTCTGTATAGGTTCCGTCCGCTGTTCTGATAGTTCCAGAAGCCCCGCCTAAGCCGATCTTAACTCCACCACTAGCATAACTGGAAACAGTATAAATCGTCCGGTAGGTATGCCCCACGGTAGCCACAAAAGCATCGTGAGCATACGTCGCCGTTGCCGTGCTGGAAGCCTTAACTGCTTTTCCACCGGAAGCAGACCAGTTAGTCCCTGCAGTCCATCCGGTTCCAACCCCAATGTCTCCATTGGTAATTTCGTTGGTAACAGGCAAAGTGGATAGCGTCGCCCTTGTGCCTTCTGCAAAGATAGCATCAGGTTTGGCTTCACCATAGGTAATAGTCGCACCAGACGTAGAGAGCTTCAAGGGAGCGTCAGCGTGACAGATTGCCATGATGTAAGCCGGAGGGTAATTCAGTGTAATCTTCCCCGTTGAGTCCGGTGTGTGCTGTTCCTCATAGACAATCGGCGGTGCGTTTTTAAAGAGTTTCATTTTGTTGTTGGTGTGATCGTAGGAAATCGAAAACCCCTTTTTGGTTTCAGGGATAACCATTTCGACATTGTGCATCCCCAATTCCTGATCGCTGCTGAAAGATTCGCCGCCATACGGATAAGATGAGTCGAAGGCAACATCCGCAATAACGGCGGCCAAATCTCCAAATACATGATATTTTTTATTGCTTAATGTTATAGACATTTCGCCC